TGCTCCTTGAAAGCCTGTATGATCCAGTAGGCATCGGTCTTTACATATGCAGGCTTGCCGTCCCTGTCAGTGATCTCGCATGTCTGATACTCATAGCACCTGATCATGTTATACAGGGAACTGTCATTTACTTCAGGCTCTTCACCTATGCTAATTAGATCAGAGCATACTGCTATATACTCGTATTCCTCCATCCTAGCCATATCCGCTACGCTATCTTCACCGTACTTGGATGCTATTGATTCACAGTTAGCACCGGCTAAAACTACCGCACATTGTTTCGCTGTGTAATCCTCATTTTTAAGGTTAAGCAACCTCTCGTCAGTTACCTGATTCCATATACCCTTGTTGGGTCTAAGGTTTTGTATTTTAGCTATCTCAGCTATGTGTCTTGGGTTTACTATAAATGCACTCACGTTACACCTCCTCTTCTAGTTTGTAATAGGTTTTAAGTTTTAAAAGAAATGCTCTTGCATCCAATTTTAGAGCAGAAAAGTGATTGATCTGATCTTGTATGTCCTTTGGTTGGCCGTCAGAAGGGACAATCCATTCCATCATTGACTCTCTCTCTTCTTCTAAAGCAGACTGTCTTTCTGCACACACTGTTTCTAATGTTTTAGCTATTTGCCTAGCATCAAAACGTAGGCTCTTGTATTCTTTTAATGTATTCACGTTACACCTCTCTTTGTTTTTTGATTAATTGGAATCCCATTCCATCACGTATATAATATTCAGCAATGACGTGATCTGTATTGATTGAGATATTGCCTTTGTGATCCTCAAGCAATCCATAACAAACAACTGAATATTTATAAAACTCGTTATTATCGTATTCTCTTGAATTGTAAATATTGATATCATATCCATTTACATGATCCCAGTATTCATCACCGTTGTCAATATCTGTATCATATCTCCAAGAATTGTAGTTACTGCTGATATGCGTAAGTAATTTGCTTTCATCGTGATCATACTCAACTGGTTTTATTCTGTTGCGTGGCTTGCCTACTGGTCGATCATCGACAACTGTAGTACTGTCACCATGAAACTTGGTTTGGATAAATTCGCCATCAAGGTAATTGTCCATTGCATCCTGCTCTGAGTCAGCTTTGATCTCCCAGTATTCTGTTTTATTTGTAATGACTTCTACGGTATAATATTTCACCTTACACCTCCTTGTAGCTTTTCGATCTGACACTGTATTTTGTATTCTTTATCCTGTAGCTTTTCAAGTTTGTAATCCCACCTGCTAGTGTCCTGATCGTTGTCAATACATACAGTGATCTTATCTTCTGTTGACTCTATTTGTCTTGCCACGACCTCGAATTTGTCGTGTAATTTCTGTAGTTTATTCACGTTAAACTCCTTTGTTGGTTTTTTTGGGGCCTGTTTCATACAGTTATGTTATACAAGTTATACAATATATGTCAACATAATTAATACAAATGATAATCTTTTTATATGCTTGTCCTCGGTAAAACAGTATAATTAAGTTACACAATGCAAGTTGATTTATTAGTTAGATCGGCCACACTGAGCAAACTTGAAAATTTTGCTATTATAATGTGTCGATCAGGAAAACTGGCTTAGTAAGCCTGCGTTAATCGAGGAGAAAAGAACAGATCATGTCAGATAGTAGCGAAACAGTAACTAAAAGCAAGGGAGGCAATCCTAATTGGACCAAGGGCACCAGTGGCAATCCATCAGGTAGACCACCTAATCATTTTGGTAAGTATTTGAGACAGCATCCTAACGTACCGTTGGTCATAGAAAAGATAATGGATACAGCATTAGATGATCACGATCCAAGACAGAAGGATGCATGGAAGATCATAGCTAATAAAGTAGCTCCTGACCTCAGGGCACAAGAGATAAAAGCTGACGTGGACACCCACGTTGGAGTCATCAGATTGCCTAGCAAAAAGCCTATTGAAATTGAGGCTGAGGCCACCCCCCTACTTCCCAATAAAATTGACGGTGGGTTAGAGACTGGCAAGCAATTTAGTGAGCCACCTGGAATCGACCAGGAAATCGACCCCCCTACCACCCCACTTCCGGAATAGGGGTCCCAAAACACACTTATGGTACCAAGGTAAAAATATATGAAAGAGAAGGTTATATGGTCACCCCATCCTGGGCCGCAGACTGAAGTCTTGTCTCGTACTGAGTCAGAGATTTTGTTCGGTGGATCCAGGGGGGGTGGTTGACTAGGCAAGACAGAAGCCATGACAGTTTGGATGATAGAGCCTGACTATATTCAACACCCAAGATATAGAGGCTTAGTCATTCGTAGAAACTATGACGATCTAAAAGACTGGATAGACCGTGCTAAGTTTATGTACAGATATATGGGGGTGAAGGTAACAGGCAACCCTGCCCAGTTTGAATTCCCATCAGGTGCAAAGATATGGACTGGTCACTTGTCAAACGAAGATGCCTGGATGAAGTATCTCGGACAAGAATTTCAAAAAATAGCCATAGAAGAGCTTACACTTATACCTAAAGAGCTTGACTACCTAAGGCTTATATCGTCTGCTAGAAGTACAATTAAGGGCCTTCCTGCACAAGTGTTTGGAACAACCAACCCAGGGGGACCAGGACATGCATGGGTCAAAGAAAGATTTGTATCTGTAGCGAGGAACAAAACCCATTATGACAAAAATAGTGGAAAATCTCGGATTTTTATACCCAGTAAGGTAACAGATAACCCTACTATTATGCGTGAAGATCCTGAATATATTAACAGTTTAAAGGCTTTACCTGATGAACTTCGGAGGGCATGGCTTGATGGAGACTGGGAAATATTTGCAGGACAGTTTTTTGGCAAGTGGAGACATGACCTACATGTGGTAGATGATTTTGAGATACCTCACGAATGGTACAAGTACAGATCCATAGACTATGGGTACGCAGCACCATTCTCTTGTGGGTGGTATGCAGTAGACTTTAATGGCAATGTATATCGCTACAGAGAGCATTACGAGGCAGGTCAAGAATTATCACATCACATAGATAGGATACGAGAGTTAAGCGGTGACGAACAATACATGATGACAGTTGGTGATCCAAGTATGTGGATACGCAATCCTCAAAACACGAACAGATCGGATACGGTAGCACCTTCGTCAATGAGTATAGCGGACATACTAGGTAGACATGGAATAAATGTAATAAAAGCTAATAATGAGCGAGTATCAGGTTGGAACCTTTGTAGACAATATTTGGATCACGATGATGGGAGGCCTCCTAAATTTAAAGTGTTCAAGTCCTGCAAGAACTTTATTAGAACTCTGCCAACTCTTGTACATGATGACCGCAAGCCTGAAGATCTAGATACAACTGGAGAGGACCACGCAACTGATGAATGGCGATATCTGCTAATGTTAATAGGTAGACCAAAAAGAATTGTGCAAAAACCGTGGCTACAGAAAGAGCTAGACAAGCTAACTAGAGAGGACTCTACATATGAGGGGATTAGATCGTGAATGACTTGAACATAGAAGTATTTAATTTTGATACAGGTCAATGGGAAAGACGTGAGGTAAAAGAGGCAGAAGATGTCCTAGCAGAAATAGATAAAATGCAAGCAATAGAAAAAATAGGACTGGATTACAAGCATGCACTTATAGATGTAATTAACACAGTTATAGATATGAAAATTGAAAATATATATCCGATGAGGAATTAATGGAAAAGTATACGCCTACCGCAGAAGAAGAAAAACTTATTAAAAAGCAAAAAGCTATGTTTGACATATGCTTTAAAGCTAAAACCAATACCGCCAAAGTATGGAGAGATAGTGAGAAACTTTACATGGGTGATCACTGGGGTGGTATGAATATGCCTAATTACAAAAACCAAGTCACACTAGATCTGATATCCAGTGCTATAGACACTATGGTCCCTATCCTGTCCAATCGCCCCCCTAGAATAGACGTGATGCACAATGGAGCCGATGAGGTAGGAGCTAAGGCAGCAGAAATTTTACAAAAACAAGTAGATGAATTGTGGGTGCTGCGAGACATGCAGAATCTCGTCCCTGAATGGCTACTAGATTACTTAGTATACGGTAACGGTATACTCAAGGTATCTTTTAATAACGATGATGATTTACCGGATTGTGATGTAGTAGATCCATTCGCCTTCTATTGTAACCCCTCCGCTACAAAGCTCGAAAATGCAGAGTATGTTATGTATGCAGCACCTACTCCTCTGCACGAAATTAGGGATAAATACGAAAACGGCAAGTATGTAAAGTCTGAAGGACACCTTGATCGCTTTCAAGCACTCAAAATAAACGACACTAACGTAGGTGGTAAACAGCTTACGCAGGTGACAGACACCAAAGGCTCTGAAACTAACTACTACAACAGTGAAACACGTGCTATGAAGGACATGGAAAATAGAGCTCTTATAGTAGAATGCTTTTCTCGTGACTACACTAAAGAATATGTAGACGATGAGGATGGAAATCCCAGGGAAACTAACAAATTCCCAGGGATGATACGCCAAACTACCATAGCAAACGGTGTTTTACTGTACGATGGCCCTAGTAAATACCCATTTCTTACTAAAGATTACCACATTCCACACCCATTTCCCTTTGTTATGTTGAAAAACGGTGGATCTGCACATTCATTTTGGGGTAAGCCTGAGCCAAAAAGGCTCAAATCGCTCAATTTGTCGTTAGATCGTGTAGTTAGTCAGATATTAGACAATGCACACCTCATGTCTAACCCAATGTACGTAGTTGACGACACGACAGAAGTTGTTGACCAAATAGCTAACAAGCCTGGCGGTATAATACGTAAAAGAGGCCCTGGTCAAGTCACACAACTACAACCTGCCGGAATGCCTGGCTACGTTATACAGTTGTACAACCTGCTTGTAGACATGTTTGAGACTATATCCGGTGTGAACAAAGCGACCCAAGGTAAGGCAGATAGTAATATAACTAGTGGTGTACAGGCACAGATCTACAGACAAGCATCTACCTCTAAGATAGACTTTAAGTCTAGAACTGTGGACCAAGGTATACAAACATTGGGATCTATGTGGATAGCCATGATACAAAACCTAGGCACTAAAGAGCATACAGTCTTAGTAGAGACACAGGAAGGCAATGAAGAGAGATCCTATGTTGGTGCCATTATGAATGACATGGACTTCAATGTCAGGGCCAGGGCAGGATCTATGCTACCTGAGAACAAAGAGTTTGTTGAAAACAAGATTATGCAGTTGATGCAAATGGGAGTGATTACAGATCCATTATATATCTTGAACAACATAGAATTACCAGGCAAAGAAAAATTAATCAATCAAATGATGGAGCAAAATCAGGCTATGGCTATGCAGCAGCAACCATTAACACCTGAAGAGCTAGAAAGTTTAGGTACGGATGAGGATGAAATAATGAACAGACTCGAACAAGATCCAAGCCTAATGCAAAGGCTTAATCCGAATCAGCAATAAAAAAGGATTATCCTCTTATATTGTTGGGAATAAGCAGAAATAATAGAAGTTTAACAGCAAATTTTTGGAGATGTTATGTCTGAAAATATACAAGGTGGAACCTATGGAGTTGAAGTTGAGGCTGAAACAGCCTCGTCATTGTTGGTCGATGATGCCCCTGAAGTAACAGGGGAAGTTGAAACACCTGGTGAAACAAGCGGTGAGGATGCTACCGTAGCAGAAAATCAATCTCAGGAGACTGAGCAAGTTGAAGAGGCTGAAGATGCACCTTTTGTAGATGAACTGGATCTAGATGGAACTGTATACACTATGGACGAACTCAGGGCAGCACTTGAGGACAGTCAAAATAAGAGTGAATGGCAGAAGTCCAATACACAAAAGGCCCAGGAAATAGCAGATGCTAGGAAACAGTTTGAAAACGAAAGACAAACTTGGACTAGCGTTATGCAGGATCAAGAGCTAGTAGATACTCTAAAAGATTATCTTGGAGAGGATCATGCACTTTTCAATACAAAAGAGCCAAGCAGTGTTACACAACAGGACACAAATCAAGTACCTGAACCAGTTCAGGATCGCTTGAGGGAGCTTGAGGAACGATTTGAAATGCAGGAGGCTGAGGCTGCTGTAGAGCGAGACATACAACGACTCGTTGCAAAACATCCTGAATTGGATGGCAATGAGGATGCGTTACAAGAAGTCTTGCAAACATCAGTAGACAAAGGCATAACAAACCTCGAAGATGCATTCATATTGACCAACCATCAAGCATCTGTTGATAGTGCATTAGCAAAAGCTGTCAAGACACTAGAGAAGGCCGAGTCACAAAAACAGATTCCGGAGGCTGACGTTAAGCACAAGGCAAATAGAACCCCTGTGAACGAAAAACCGAAGAACTTCGATGAGGCACGTGACATGGCAATGAGATACGATATATTCAAATAACTGAAGGAGTAATAACAAATGTCACTTTCATTTGACAATCTAAGTGCATTAACAAGGGATAAATATATCCCACTTCTAGTTGATAATATATTTGAGTCTAATGTATTGACTCATCGTATGCTTAGAAAATCTAAACCATCTGCCGGTGGTAACAAGGTCTTACAGCCTGTTGAATACGGAAAGGCAGATGCAAAAGGTTTCTACAGTGGATACGATGTGCTTGATACATCTCCCAGTGAAGTTATGACCTCAGCCAGTTTTGACTGGGTGCAAGGTTATGCAACAATATCTATTTCCGGTAAGGAAGAGATGTTGAACGATAGCGAAGAGAGAGTACTCGATCTATTAGAGGCTAAAGTAAAAAATGCAGAAAAATCCCTAAAGGATATGTACGGTACACAATTGTATTCTGACAATGACGGTTCTACCGTTTCAACCTCAGGTGCATCTACCGGAGGTTTCTTAGGGTTACAAGCAATTGTAGACAATGGCGGAAATACTATTGGTGGAATTAACTCAGGTACCTACACATGGTGGAAGGCCCAGGAGCAGGCAGCAGGATCTAGCACGTTTAGTGACGTAGCTGCATCTTCCGGTGCTAACTCTATTGGTCGTGAGTTTAGAAAGATGTATGGTGCATGTACTGTTGATAACGACTCACCAACAATCATCACAACTACCCAAATAGTATTTGATGCTTATGAAGAATCTCTCACTGCACAAAAAAGATTTGCAGCAAGTGATGAGGCGTTGGCTGATGCAGGTTTCCAAAACCTTCTTTATAGAGGTGTACCTGTTGTTGTTGACGATCACTGCCCTGCCGGTATGGCGTTCTTTTTGAACGAGAACTACTTGCAGTTCAGACATCACAGAAAACGCAACTTTGTGTTTGAGGACTTCACAAAACCTGTTAATCAAGATGCTGCCGTAGCTAAAATGCTTTGGCTCGGAGCCTTGACTGTTTCTAACCGTGCACGCCAGGGAAAAATCACTGGCTTGCCAACATCATATTAATAGGAGGTTCTAATGGCAATTGCACAAGTAGATGCTGATAAGAAAAAAGTTGGAACTTTAGGCGATAGAGTTAACGACTTTGTTTGCACTCCTATTGGTGGTGTCATGTTTATGACAGGCAATGGAGCACCAACCGCAGGTGCTAGTGGTGATGCAAAAGCAATGGAAAAAGGTAGTCTTTATGTAGATAGAGCAAATGGTTTATTATACATTAAGACATCTGCTGCCGGAGCAAACGTCACTTGGACTAAGGTCGGAACGCAATCGTAATGTAATAGCTAGGCAGGGCCTTATGGCCCTGCTTGGCAGAATGGGAGATTATAATGACTGGTAACGAGATGTTATCAACCTTAGGACTTCGATTAGAAGATCCTTCGGAATCAAATTTTACACAAGCAGCAAAGCTCGATTCATTAAATATTGCACAGAGATCTGTAGTTAATCTTGTAAACAATGCTTATTTAACAGACTTGCAGGTAATAGATAGAAGTAAAGGGGTAGATGCTGTTGGATCTTTGACTATAACTAATGCAGGAACTGGGTATTCAGGCAATAACACATTGGCAGCTACTGGAGGTGGTGGGTCAGGATTCGCAGGAACGTACACTGTAAGCAATGGTAGTATTTCTACTGTTACAATTACAAACCCTGGATCAGGATATACGTCAGTACCTACTATAACATTGACTGGTACTAATGGCCAAAGCGACACAGATGCTGTAATAACCGCAGCTTTAGGTGGAGTATTACCATTTGGATCTTTGTCAAATGTGCCAATTAGAAATGGTATTGTAGCTGTTAGAGATGTTACAAATAATAAATATGCTAATATGATTGAACCTACAGATGTTAAAAGGTTAGAGAATTCTTATTTAGCAGGCAGTACAAGCAATCCAATTGCATATGTGTTTTCAGAAAGAATTTATTTAGAACCTTCTAGCGTAGCTACAGTAGATGTGTGGTATATTAAAAAGCCAATAGATATAGGTGCAAATGCTACAGAGTGTGAATTAAATATTGCACTACATGAAATAGTAATAGATCTTGCTGAATCACAGTTATGGAAAATGGATGCTAAAGTTGACAGGGCGGCAGCAGCTTATGGTAACGCTACAGCACAGATAGAGGCACTTAATGCAAGGTATATAGCTGAGGCACCAAAAGGTATAGGTACTAAAGGAAGGGCGTAACAATGACCTGGGAATCGTTGATTGACAGGGCATTGACCACCTTTGGTTATGAAATACCAAGAGTAAAAGTCGAAAAGTACCTGCAAGAAGCTGAACAAGATTTTTCTAATGATACACGATGCAATGTTAAAACTTTTACGTATATGCCTAATACTGGTGACGGACATATTGAGTTACCTGAGGACTTTGTTGAAATAATAGGCCAGGTAGAGTTTAAAACAAGGACATTAGACAGGCTTGCAGCGTTTGATGACTTTAGTCGTTTTAAAACTACAGATACATTAAAAACAGGAGATCCACAGTGTTACTTCATTAGGGGTGATAAAATGTTTATTTACCCTGGTGTGTCTACTGTTGGACTTATCACGTTTTCCTATGTAGCTGAAACTAAATATCTTGATGATGCACTGACTTATAAATTTTTACAGTTTGATAATTTAGAGTCAGATCAATTCTACGATAATGAATCTATAAAAGGCGTTACCACTAATACCACTGCTGTAGTTGCAGATGTTATCGATATAGAGCAAAAATCAGGTACGTTAGTTTTGAAAAGCATTACTGGCAGTGGATTCCAAGACAATGAAAAGTTAATTGTAACTAGCGATGAGCAAGCTATGTGGCAAACCACTTTTGGATCTTTTGCATCGTTGCTAGAAAAATGGCAAAACCTTGGTTTAGGAGCAATAGCATTAGTCAATGGAGTAGCTTATAATTATGATACCAGGAATAGTTCTCCCACTATACCCAAGATTTATCATCGTTATCTTATAGACTACGCCAAAGCTATGATATGTGAGGATATTGGCGATCAGGAAAGAAAATCACAATATTACTATCAGAGGTATGAAGAGGGTAAGCAAAAAGCTAAAGTACAAACTACGAACAAGGGTATCAGTGGACCGCAAACTGTTCACGATTCATATGGAAATGTTTACTTATGAGCTTAATCCAAATACCAATATTTGATGGAGGGTTAATTACACATGCAGATCCTGAAGATATCCCAAATAACGCAGCTACCGAAAGTACGAACTTTGAAATAGACGTACCTGGTAAGCTCGTCAAAAGACAGGGCAGAGGTAATCCTACTACTATGACAGGAGATCATCCTGGTCAAATCATACAATGGGATAATCCTGAAGGAACAGCAAAGCTGTGGATCTATTTTGAAACACAGGCAAAAAAGATACGGCAGGCAGCAACTAATTTTGGATCTAACGCAGATATAAAAACACTAACTAACGCAACAGATATATCTATATCTAATTATGGTAGACAGTTACGTTTTGCAAATGGTATCGCTGATAAGCCTGGTGTATTACAACGTATTGATCGACAATTCTTTTTTGGAGCCTTCGATGTATCTGGTAATAACTCGATATCTCTTTATGATGATGCAACACCACGCTATCCTACTACCTTTAATTACGGTACTATTACGACAGAAACCAATAGTAATGGTACTCATGCTGCCGGCTTTTATTATTACAAGTTTGTACCTGTATTTGATGGAAACCAGGAGGCACCGTTTGGCGATACGTATGCATACAAAGAAGTTACAGGAAATAACAACACAATCAATGTTTCGCTTACGGTTGATACGGCAGACTGGAACAAAAGAATTACATCACTAAAGCTGTACAGAAGTTACAGTGCCACTGCTACCGGTGACTTAGATCCTGTTTACTACCACATACTTACTATCCCTGTAAACACAAAAGCAACAAGCTCTGATCGTGATTCATTCACTGGATCTTACATAGGGAATGTTGTATACCAAGAAGGTTTTAACTTTAGCAACTATGAACCATCAGGTTCTACTTATTATTGGATAGAAATAAATACTGATTATTATCGTATTAGCGACAGTTTAAATGCTAATACAAATGTTGCTATTGTAGATGCATCGCATGATGGATCGTCATCCACTACATTCACTGGTGTTAATAATATATGGGATGGCAACTGGCAGATATATACTGGAACTGCTAGTGCACCAACTAATCCTGAAAGTGCAACACCTGTTGCAACAGGAACTGACGGCTATGCAGGTAAAAATGTAGTTTTTAATAATTCCTGGGACTGGGCAGATCAACAGAAGAATGACGATATTATTAGTCAAATAGTAACAGGATCTACAGTTGATACTGTAAAGATTATAAAAAGTTTAGGCAAGGTATTGCAAGTCAATACAAACTTTAGCGGTGTAGGTAACAATATTACTGTATTTATAAATAAGAAATATTATTACGCTCAGAACAACACTCAGTTTACATTAAATATATCTGATTATGGATATGCAGATCTAAGCATACACCCTTTAGGAGCTCTAGATAAAATTACTGTAAACCATAAATATTCAGTAAATATAGGGGGCAGACAGTTTGTAGGTAATGTACGTTTAGATCCTGATGATCTAGCAGAAGATCACGAGGATTGGATTGTGTATTCAGAAGTGTTGCAGCCTGATGTCACACCCATAGTTAACTACATACAAATTAAAGATACGCAGGGCGGTGAAATAACAGGACTGGCATCGCACTTAGGATCTCTAGTGGTGTTTATGACTAGAGGTATATACAGGCTAGATGTTCCAAGCACTAACCCTGGAACATTCTCATTGCTAGAGGCTGAGGAAAACTTTGGCTGCATTGCACCAAACTCTATTGTTCAGGTAGGTGCAGATCTATTCTTTGCAGGGAAAGATAATGCATATGCTATTGACTCAGGCTTTAACATTAGTCCGATAACAGAGCCTATAAAAGATATATACCAAGCTGCAACAAATATACAAAATTCAAGATTTTTTTATGATCCCAAGAAGAACAGAATTCTCTGTCGTTTTGGTGATGACACTAGAAACATATACGCATTTGATTTAGTCAATCAGGCATGGTATAAATTAGACATGGCAGCAGACAAGGAGGCAGACCTATTTGCTATAGACTCTGATCTAAATGTGTATTCAATAACACATGCGAGTTAACGATGAAAGATATTGTAACACCTAGCGGTATTGTCAATGTAGAAATATTTAGAGCCAATGGATCTATAGAAACCATATCAGAGCCTAATGCAATAAATCAAAGTATACGTAACAAATTAGCAACAGCTTTACAGGCAACGACTACAGGGGTTTCTCCATTAGCATCGCCTACTTTTGATAGCTCTGCTTTTCAATCCCCTACAAATGGCCAATCAGGTATATACGTTGTTACTACAGGCGGCACTAAATATGAAATGATTACATCCCTGGAAACCTCAGGAACCTTGACATTTACAACAAAAGGAATTTTAAGAGCAGAGGCAAGCTATACAATAGCCTCAGCAAAACTAGGCAACAATTACCAAACTAGTGGAGCAGAGTTTCAAACAATAGTAAGCACAAAAACATTTTCAGGTAATATAAGTTTAGTGGATGGAGATCAATTAACAATCACCTGGCAACTAACTATAGCGGATAATTAAATGGATATTATAATTAAAAAACCAAAAATATGGACAAGAGGTTTTGTAGATCTAGCTGTATACGACAAAGAAGATCTAAATCAAATGGAGCCTAAACACACGCAGCAAGGTGATAACACAATAGACAATGAATTGTTAGCAAAACTTATATTGTTCCTAAGGGGATCAACTACTAATGCATTTAAAATAAATACAGCAAGCAACTGGTTTAATCATCCATATGCTGTTGCAAATGGCGGCAATACAAGCAACACGACTACTGACAGAAATAACCAGGATGGAATTGCAGCACAAGGTACTGTGTCTACAGGAGGTATTGTTGATAATCAAACTGGCGAGGGCGGTCATTTAGCTGTAAAACATTTTTTTATAAACGATGCATCGCAAAGTGGTGGAGGTACATCAGTTAGCACTGACACCTGTACATGGACAGTACAAGCTACCTGGAACGACCCTAATGGGTCTAGCAGCAATACTATTAGCAAGCTGTATATGGGCAGAGCGTACAATGTGCAATCTTCCGATAATGCTAATGAAAATGCTATACCTTTGTTTGATACAAGCTATGCAGAGTTTGATCCTAGTAATTTTACTTTAGTGGAAAACGATGTCCTTAAAGTTTCCTGGTCAATACAGATTGGTGGATAATGCCTGATCTATCTGTTACAAACCCAACAGCATCAAGCAACTGGACCAAGACTCAAAGTCAAACTGTATCTTGGGTAACCAGTAATGATAGCGGTGTGTCCTGGCTAGACAGTTGGAATGTGTTTTTATATGATGGTGGAGGTTTGGTTGCACAGATAGCAACAAATTTATCAGGAGGTACTAGGTCAATGTCGTACACACCTCCAAATTCTTTAGAAAACGATAATGATTACTATATATTGGTTACCGGTGAATATTTTGATGGGGATGGATTACCGTAATGTCTACTAGTATATCAGCACAATCGCCTACATTTCAGATATCCAGTCCTGCTACTGTAACTTTGACTGCACCTAATTCAGGTAGTTTTGCTCACAATCAAAACATAACTATACAGTGGACAAAATCTAATTTTACAGAAAATGTAGATTTGTACTTTACTACTAGTACAACTTTTAGCACATCTAACCCTATAGTTACTAACAGATCAGGATCTAGTTATGCTTGGAATGTACCTGGCTCTTTAGCAGGATCCAGTATATATATACATGTTAGAAAGACTGGAGATTCTACTGTTAACGATAGATCTAACAATGCTATTTCTATATTAGCGGTTACTAACACTCAGTCGCCAACTGAGGCTACTGATTTTGTCGAAGATGTTATAGATACCAAGACAACATTCAAAACCGTAAGAAATACTTCTGATGCTACACAGTTTTCTATAGATGGTGTACAAACTGCTACAAGACAGTTTAAGGTAAATCAATCAGCATCTGATAAAACTCAATTTTCTACAGATAGTGTATCTGACAGTAAAAGAGTATGGAAATATACTAACAATGCAAGTGATGCTACGCAGTTTAGTCAAGATAGTGTAACAGATTCTAAAAGAACTTGGAAGTATATAAACAACGCTACTGATGCAACTGACTTTACAGAAAATGTAGTAGATGCAAAAAGAACATGGAAGTACATAAATAATGCATCAGATAAAACACAATTTAGTGCAGATACAGTAACAGATGCTAAGCGTACCTGGAAGTATATAAATGCTGCTACTGATGCAGTACAGTTTGCAGAACAGGTAAGTTTCTTTTTAACTAAATCACTGCCTAGTGCTAATGACACAACTCAATTTATAGAGGATGTGCAAGCAGCTATAGCAAAAGAATCTAAGGTAAGAGCATTTACTGATTCAGCTACAGAGCTATTTTCTGCATCTTACAAAACAGGTTGGATACCAGTGTCTCAAGATTTAGATAAGAATGGCATGATACGTAGGGTTAGCTTTGAATATCAATCAGCAGATCCAGTGCAAATAAAAGTGTACACAAATGGTGACGGAACAAATCCTGTGTACGATCATACACTTTCTGCGACTAGTTCGCAAACAGCAAATAAAAGTCTACGTGTTGGCAGAAGGGCAAAATATTTTATGCTAGAGATGACAACTAATGCCAGTGCAAACAGCAATACATCGATAGAAGATTTAGAGGTGCAAATAGATGGGTAATGCACTCGTAAGGCAGTTAGGAGTTAGCGGTTCTAGTGAGTCTTTGTTAGCCTCTCGTAAAACAGGATTCTTTCAATTTACAGATCTAGACCGTACTGCCATGGTTAGAAGAATAAATATGCGATATGAAAGCACACTAACTATTACAGTTAAGATATTTGCTGATGGTGATATTGCTAATCCTATATTTCAAGATACAATTAGGCCTAACACAGGTACAAGCTCTATACTAGTAAATGAGCTAGCTACTATGAATAACAGCAGCACTACCCTAAATACAGACTCCACAACAAAATTTAAGAATGGTGATTTTATAAAAATAGATGATGAGATTATGAAAATAATAACAGCAGGAACTACTAGCCATACTGTGCAAAGAGGTATGCGAAATACAACGGCAGCAGCACACAATGACGATACTCCTATACATTATGCTAACCATCCAAACGTAGCATTACGAGTGTCTAGAAGAGCAAAATATCTTATGGTAGAAGTATCCACAGAGTCAGGCACAGGATCCTGCATAATTAACAGAATGGAGTTAGAGTACGAATGAGCGAAAGAATAGCAAAGACTGGTGACAATAAAACAGATAAAGCAATAAAAGAAGTTGTCAGCCAAGTAAAGAAAAAGCAAGCAGCAGTGAAAGTTTCTAAAGGTGTAATTAAATCACAGCAAATGAGTGATGGGGAAATATCAATTACTGAAGTACCAAAAGGTACAGAGCTCCCTGGATCGCCTAACACCGATGAAGGCAGGCTGTATTTTAAAATTAACGGTAATCTATACAAACTTACAGGAGTAAAGGTAGGATAACATTATGTCAGCAATATTAGCAGGATTAGCCACTGCTGCAAAATACGCACCAGTTGTAAAAAAAGGATTTGACTGGTTAACAGGTGGCAATAAACCACCTACAAGAATGGGATCTAGGTCCGGTGAAGAAAAAGCATATATGAATGCTTTGCAAAGTCGGATGAGGCAAGGTATGACAGGTGCGGAAATAAATCAGCAGCTAGGTATGGCATCACGTAACATAGGCCAAGCAACACAAAACCAAATGGCTAATGTCCAGGGTACAGCAGTCAGGCAGGGTTTAGAAAACTCAGGTGTTGCAGCACAAATGCAGGCACAGGTAGGAGCAAATCAACAACTAGGAATGGCACAGGTTGCAAGAGATATAGCTGCTAGAAATATGGCAATGAAAAGACAGGCAGAGCAAGAGTTTGGACAAATGGGAATGCGTATGTCAGATATGCGATATCAAGATGCGTTGGCAAAAAGGGCATCTAGAGATCAAAACTTAAATGCTGTGTTAGGTGCTGCAAGCAACATTGGTGCAGGATATCTAAACAGAAAACAAAACAAGCAAGATATAGAGGACTACATAAATGCCGGTATGGATCCTAAAGATATACCGCCTGAAATATTATTGAAAATGTTGACTGGGGGTTAATATGGCTGAAAAGAAAAAAAGAAAAATAAGCCAAAGAGCTCAAATGCTTATTGATCTATATGGAAAGCCAGGCATGGATCGAAGGATGAGACAAGCAGAATCAGGAGCAATGGCAAAAAGAAATGTAATGGATAAAGCTATAGCTGATATGCAAAAGACTGCCGCAGCAGAATTTGCCAAAGGCAGCAAAGCATCATCAAAAAGAAATGAAAAGATTGCAGCATTAAAAGCCAAACAAGAAAAAAACATAAGAGCAAAAAACCAACCACCTAGCAGAGATCAGTTAGAAAAGGATTTAGCTAGGTTAAC